GCAAGTTTTGGAGTATTTTTTGGTCTTTCACCAGGTTTTGTTGGAGCATCTAAATCAACACGACGACCTAGTGAATACTTTCTTGGACCCATTTCTTCATCACCAGAAACTCTTTTACCTGCATCAGAACGACCTCTTTGCCATTCCTCGTCAGATGGTTTTGCCCCTCTTACCTTTTTAGGGGTTCTTTTTGCTGCTTCATCAATATATTCTTCATTCGCAAGAGATTTTAAACCATGCTTTTTAACATGCTCGCCTGCACGACGCCCTGCTTCATGAGCAACACTTGCTACCTTACCTAAGGTCTTTCCAGTTTCACTAGCAAGACGACCAGCAGTTTGAGTTGCTTTGCGATGACGCTCCATACCAGCAAGAATTTGTCTGGCAATTGCATCACGAATTGGTTTCTTTGATTTTGGTTGCTCCGCTTTTGCTTCAGTATCAGGACCTTTAGATTCTGGTTCTTTTCTTTCAGTTTCTGTTCTTTCTTGTGCTGATTTCTTTGCTTTTTTCTTTGCTGCTTCTTTAGCATCAATTTTTGCTTTTACTTCATCATATGAAGGTCCACCAGATCTTCTTCTTGCTGATCTTGCTTCAGTAAGAACTACAAGATCTTCGGAAAGACCATAAACAAACTCAACAAAATTATCAAGACCAACTTTTTCAATTAAAATATCTACACCATCAGAATTTAATCCATAAGTGTAAAAATACTCTGTGGCAACTTCGACAATATCTTCATCATAAACAGTATTATTATATTCTTCTGCCTTTTCTCTCAATTCTTCATTATAAACCGCCTCATACATAAGGCGAATATCTTGAACTTGTTGGGAATTCATATGAATTGTTATACTTTTCTAAGATTATTTATTATGCAACAAGTTCCACAAATTCACCCAGAATTTTTTTATTCATTTTCTTAGACTTCAGACTCTTTGCAAAAGCAGACTTAATCTGAGATTTAGTTGCATCTTCAGCAACCTCAAATTCAGAATCTTGAGCAAGAGCGGTTGCAGAAATACCAAAATAAGAATGATATCCAGACTTTTTAATACTAAATGCTTTTTCTTTTTTCCAAGAACCCATAGTTTTCTCAAAATCAGGTCCATAGTATCCACAGTAACGACGGATGAAGTTGCCAGCATCACGACCTTCAAGAACACGGATACCAATAAAGTTGATATCAGTAAAACGGTCACGAAGATTACGAAGCAGAATATCAGTAAAACCACTCCACTCAACATCACAAGAATAGGTATTACCAGTCTTGCGATCACGAAGAAAAGCATTAGGACTAATGTGAGCAGTGCCCATAAAAGGACCATCTTCCCACTTACGCTGAACCTCACGATGATACTTAATCATACAAGCCTCACCATCAGTCAGAACAACACACTGAACTTTCTGAAGTTTGTTTTCACGTTGGAACTTAGGAAGAATCTGATGAAGAGTAATCAGTGCTTCATTCAGAGGAGTTCCAGACAGACTCAAACCAGTAGGAATATTATAGCGAGATTGAGTCCAGCGTCCGAAAGAAGAAGCAAGGCGAAACAGATTCTTCATTTGCTCATCCAAAGTCTTACCATTTACTTTGCTGGTAAGCAAGTTCATCATTGAAAACCATTCACCAACTTGAACCAATCCATCACGCTTTTTATAAGCAAGTTCACGCAGGTTTGCCCTACCTTGCTCATCATAAGTTACCAAAGGATAATCGGAGGTAAAGGCGTAAACCTCAAACGGAATTGCAACTTTCTTACAGAACCACACAAGGTTGAACAGTTGCTTGACCGTATCCAGCATCACATCACACATTGAACCAGACCAGTCCAAAACAAACACCAGACCGTGATTCTTACCATCAGCAAGAGTAGTTACCTTGCGGAACAGGTCTTCATTATATTTGTAAGTATGAAGTTTGGTGCAGTCAAGAACACCAGTGCGAGCAGTAGAAGCACGGGCATAAGAATCTGCTGCCTTACGACACTCAAACTCTTTCACCAGATAGTTGACTTCTTTTTGTGCGGACAATTTAAACTTTTTAAATTCTTCATCTGCAAATTTGTAAAGATTAGTAAGATCCCAACCTTTTTCGGTACAAAGATCGTTATGTGATTTTTGTTGTTGAGCAAAGCAATCATCAATATCTTTATGAACGTCTACGTTCTTACCAATAACAGTATCAAGATTTACTTTAGGAATTTCTACATAAACGTTTTCATAACTATCATGACTTATCAAATCGCGGATTTTATCTTCCAGTGAGTCAGCAGTACGAACTTCTGGTTCTTTTTCCTCATCAGAACTAACAGTGTTTTGTGTTTCATCTCCATGAGCACTTCCAGACTCATTTGTCTCTTGAGGTTGAGACGAATCCGATTGCTCCTCTTCCTCATTATCAGATTGTTCTTGCTCTACAAAATCTCCTGCAGGAGATTGTGATTGACCTTGTTGCTCATGAAAATCAAAGTCAGCAACTTTTTGTTGCTGCTCTTTTTCTTTTTTGCAATACTTGTAAAGTTCTTCAGCAGCAATTAGAACATCAGCAAAAGACTCACTTGCACCAATCAAATTAACAATTTCTTGCTCTTCAGCGTTAAAGTCCAGAGTAATAAAGTTACCAATTTTGAAATACAGATTGGCACGATCTGCAAGATTAAAATTAGAGATGTCCTCATTTTCTATTTGGAAAAAGTCTTCTTCATCCAATTCCTTATACCCATTGAAGAAAGTCTTCGCAAGTCCAGCATACTTACGCTTCATCAGTTTTTCAATGCGGGCATCTTCTACCACATTTACAAACTGAGGAGGAATCTTATATTTTTCAGTCCAATCCTCATCAGGAGTGTAGAGTGCGTGTCCAACTTCATGACCAACCAAGAGATCATAAATGGTGTTACTTGCCTTTTCCCACAGAGGCAGAGTCAACACACGAGTATGAACGTTAAAGCAAGCAGTCTTAACTTGTTTATGTTCAACCACCAAATCTTCAGTGGCAAGCAGTTTGGCAAGTTGAGATTTGATTTCGTGGCGAACAGGCATTGGTTTTGTTTCGTATAGAACCATAATACGACGAAACCGCTCCATTGGAGCGGTTCATGTGACGCTTTTTGAACTGGGCCAGTCGTGCTTTCGCCTGACGCAGTGCTTGCGGTTTAAGTTTTCGTTTTTGTTCCTTCTTGGAATGGTGTTGCCAGTTTGGAGTGTTCATTGTTTTTTGGTGGATCATACCACCATACGTGAAAAACCTTTGACTTTTTCAAATTTTATGACACTTTCAAATTTGTCCTCAAGACCAGTCTTATGAGAGATGACAAAGATATTAGCATCTTTAACCACATAACGGATAATTTTTAAGAACTCATCTGTTCCTTGACTATCCAAAGAACTATCAAAGACTTCATCAAGAATCATTAAATTTGTAGAGACTGAATTTTTAAACTTGGCAACCTCTCTCCAAGTAAAAAGAAGTGCTAAATCAATTCTTTGTTTTTCTCCTTCACTAAAAGAACTGTAGGAAAAGTCTTCGTGAATAGGAGATTGGACGGTTTCGTTAAACTCCTCATCAAGTGTAAAGTTGATATAAAAATCCATCATCTGGAGATAACGGTTTACTTGCTGATTTATCAGCGGTAGGTACTTCTTAATGATTTTAGTTTTAACTCCACCGTCTTTAAGTAAACTGTAAGTAAAGTCGTAGTATTTAATTGAGTCTTTTCTGGTGACTAATTCTTCATAAGTTTTTTGGAGATCTGATTTGAATGTTTCTAACTTTTCATGTTCAGTATTTCTGTTTTCAAGTTGACCGGTAAGTGTTTGAATTTCACTTTCCAAATCTCTGATTTGTCTTTGGCATCCAGAGATTTTAGTATTGTTTTGAGAAATATCATGCGTTAGTTTTGTAATCTCCTTAGATAGAGCGATGAATTGACGCTCTCGCTCTTGTTCCTCTTTAATTGCACTCTCTAGTTCTTTATAACCAGATTGCAACTCCTTTGCTTTATTTTGAGCGTCGGTAATTTTATTTATTCTAAAGTCTTCCTCAATCGATTGTGTGCAGGTAGGACAAACCGTATTCTCTGTAAAAAACTTATGCTCTTTCGTAATTACTGATACTTTCTGAGAAATTTTACCTTTAAGATTATTAAGCTTTACTAACTTATCTCCAGCACCAACAACTTCTTCTTGTTCTTTAGTGTACTTAAAAATATCCTCTTCAGTTCTATCATTTTCTTGGATGTAAATACCAACCTCTGCCATTAAGTTGGTAATCTTTTGCTTGTTGGCATTAATATTGGCATTTCCACGATTCTCAAGTTCTTCAATAAAGTTTTTTTGCATTTCAACTTTATCTTTGAGAGAATCTTTCTTTAACTCAAAAGTTCTAATTTCATCTTTAACTTGGCGTATCTTTTCTTTGATGATTGTATTCATAGAGGAAAAGATTTTAATATCAAGCAAATCCTCAATCACTTCTCTACGGTGCGCTGCAGGAAGTTGCATAAATGGAACAAAAGTACTTGAACCCAAGATTACAATCTGAGTAAAAGACTTATAGTTCATTTTAAGAACATTTTGTTCCAACCATTTTTGCTGATCTATGGATGCTGAATTTTGATCCAATAAAGAATCATTTCTATAGATTTCAAAAACAGCAGGTTTAATGCCTCTTGCAACTCTCCAGTTTGTAGTTCCAATTGAAAACTCAACTTCAACTCTGCAGTCCTTCTCATTTGTAGAGTTGATTAGTTGTGGTTTATTAATTTTGCGAAATGGTTTTCCAAACAAAGAAAACGTAAGAGCATCCAACACAGTGCTCTTACCAGTTCCATTAGTTCCAACAATCAGTGTTGTAGAACTCTTTTGGAAATTAACTTCGGTAAATTGATTGCCAGTTGAAAGAAAATTTTTCCAACGAATCTTCTCAAATAAAATCATGTTTGGAAATTTTTGGAGGAATTACAATGTCATTTGGAGTTATTACAGTATACTCATATCCATGAGATTCGCAAATTTGTATCATCATATCATCTTCGACTTCAATTATATGCATTTCAGGATATCCTTCATCTTCTAACATCATAGCATATCTTGTTGCATCATCTTCCTCTTCAAAGAGATAAAGAATTTGTTCTCCCTCTTCGTTTCTAACAGAATATGCACCTTCGTCTTCTTTGCCATAGAGTGTCAAAATAAACATTAGACTAATTCACAAGCCTCCTGATACACATCTTGAATCATTTTTTGTATGATTGATTTTTCCAAATCAACTTCTGATTCGTCAATATATCTATTCAAAATAGACAATGTATCCTCAGACTCAAATGCTTCAAAATCCTCACTTTCTTGCAATTGGAAATTCTCTACGACTTTTAATTCATAGACATTTGAGGAGTACAATTTGTCAATAAACTTTTCAAACTTCTTAGAATCACTTTTCTTACGAACGATGACTTTTACAATTTTATTTTCATACTCACGAGTATCAAAAGTTTGATAGTTTGTATCCTCATAATAAATGTTATAAAACATTCTGTATGGATTATTGACAGGCGTATGCTTTAATGTTTCAGTATCAAAGATGTGAAATCCACGAGTATCATTTACATCGTTCCAAAACATTTCGTATGGATTTCCAAGATAGAATATTTTTCCATCATCAGAGCGAGTATGATAATGTCCAGAGTAAACGATCTTAAATTTTTTAAGAACATCAACATCCATTCCATCTTCCATGATGTGTCCACGATGAGCTCTGAATCCATTTAACTCAAGATGTCCCATTGCTACAGTGGACTTTGTTTTGTGAACCAAATCAAAAGTTTGTTTTTGATTCTCTTGATTAATCCATGGCAAACATAAAATTTTAAGTCCTCCAACCTCTACTTCTTTTGGATGAGAAATAACAGTTACATTTTTATATTCACGCAATAAAAGATCTACTGCATTTACTTCATTTGTATTTTTATAATATGCAGTATGATTGCCTACAATAGTATAGACATGAACTCCCATCTGATAGAGTCTATCATAATAATTATCCTTTGCCCAAGCAAGAGCAGAAAAGTCAATACCTTTGCGACTATCAAAAGTATCTCCCATATCAATGACTGCGGTGATTCCTTCCTTCTCTAAAGTTGGAAAAAATACATCATTATAAAAACTCAAAAAGTAATCGTGAAACAACTTTGAGTTTTTACGTGCTCCAAAATGCTGGTCAGTGATAATAGCAACTTTCATTCAATACCGAAGTTTAGAGTGTACAGCATCTTTAATACTATTATAGTCTGAGTGACTTGTTCCGTCAACTCCATCATCAAAGAAAACTTCATCATATCCAGAACGTTCAAGAATTTTGTTCTTGATTTCCAATTGTCTTTTTTCTCTTTGAATACGGCGAAGAAAAGCGTAATGAATAATTTGAGTAAAATAAGCAAATGGATTCTGAGACTTCTCTGGATTGAAGTTGTGAATGTACTGCACACAATTCTCAATACCATCAGAAATCATGTCCTCTTTGAACATGTAGTTCACGAAGTTTGGTTTGAAAGAAAGATGATTAGCAATCTTCAGGAAGCACTCTCCAATGTAACGTGGAATAGGTGGTTTTGGTTTTCCTTGAATCTCTGCAATTTCTTTATCCTCACGATATTTAATGAGTGCAGCAAGAAACTCTTTATTGTTGACGTAATGTTCTGACCTCTTCTTCTTGGTCATAATTGCTGTGGTTATCATTAGTTTTTATCATTATTATGTAGAGATTATAACACTTTCAAAAATACTTGACAAGGTGTTTAAAAGTGTGTACAATGACCTTTGTGGAGGTTGAAAAGATTAGCTTTAGCTATTTTTATAGAGCTTCTCTAGAATATCTTTAGCATCATTAACTGTAGAGATAAACCCCATCTTACGACTTAACTTAGGTTCATTCTTTTTATCTTTATAAGAATGTCTTACAAATGATTGATACATCTGAATCATTTCAATGTCATTAGATTCAGAAAGAGTTAATACATCATCTAAATTGATAATGAACATATCATCTTTTGTTGTCTTTAACCAAGGTTCCACTTTATATCCAACTACTCCAATTCTAGATTTTATTTCACTAATTACAATTGGATTAGAAACAATTAATAAAGTTCTATTATCTTCTTCAGACGCTGCCACTTTAGCGAATACTTCTTCGCCTGTTTTTAATTTGAGTGTTGCATAAAAATCATCTTCTATCATCTTTTTTAAGTTGTATGGTGATTATTTCATAATTAAAGTTTTCTTCATTGTATATTTTAATTCTTTCTATAAAATGATTTAGTGTATAATTTTTTCTTGAGTTATGTGTACAATCATCAGCAATATCATAAAGCACTGCTTTGGTTTTATTTTTTCCTTTTCTTAGTACTCTTCCAATTGATTGTAAATTTCTGATTCTAGATTTTGATGGAGAAGCAAATATAACATTGTGAAGATTACGAATGTTGATACCTGTAGAAAAAGTTCCATATGATGCAACAATTACTGCATCTGATTCTCTTTCTGTAATCTCTCTCACAAGTTCTCTTTGTTCAGCATCCACACCACCATGTACAAAAAATACTTTACGATCATTTTGCTTATTAGTATTTATTTTATTGTAAAGTATAGCTCCGTGTGATTCTACGCGACTGAATAGAACCAGAGTATTTCCTCTTAGATCTAAAGCTAAATTTGAAATAAATTTATTTCTTTGTTCGTGTGATATGAGATATTGTATCTCATCTTCATAAGTCTCAAACTTTTGAGGAGGATGTTTTAATACGAGACATTGAATATCTAATTGAGATAGATGTCCTTGTTTCATCAATTCATCAGTTCTTGTAACTTTATATGATGGACCAAATAATCCTTCTAAAACCCATTTATGAGTTTGTGTGCCATCAAGAGTTCCAGTAAATCCAAATCTATATTTTGCATGATGAAGTTTTGTCATTATTTCAATTAGTGACTTACTTTTGAATAAATGAGCTTCATCTCCTATAACTACATTATATTCTTCAAAGAACGATCTTTCTAATTTATAAACTGATTGCCAAGTGGTAATCGTGACTGGATATTCATTTGTCTTTTCTTTTCCAGAATAAATTTTGTGGCAATATGTCTCAGCATTCCAACCATAATCAAGAAAATCCTTATACATCTGCTCTACAAGAGATGTCGTTGGAACAACTAGAAGGATTTTTTGTTGTTTATCAACATAGTACCTTACTAATGAATAAATCATCAGAGATTTGCCTGAGGCAGTGGGTGATATCAGTAATTTTCGATTATGTTTTAGAGCATCGTGTACTCCTTCTATCTGATATTGACGTGGAGAGTGAGAACAGATAGACTGCATATAATCTTTAACGCCTTCTAAAGATATTTCTTCATTGACTTCAAAAGGTTGTCCATAAAATTTGTTATTCTCAAACTTGTAACTATAATTATACTGCTCGCAAAAATGCACTAAGCGATCCAAAAGACCAACATAAATTTGTTTGGATCTCATATCATATAAATGTATTTCTCCGTTCCAGTGCCTGTTTCTATATTGAGGCATAAATTTTGCGCCAGGAACTTCAAACTTAAAGTGATCTCTAAGTTCATATTCTATATGAGGTTCTGTTTTAATTTTTAAAAAGACCTCATTTGACTTACTGATAACAACGTTTGTAGTATCAACCATATCCTGCCTGGAATCTCATAAATTCAATCGCATTCTTAATTTGATAAGTTCTATTTTGAATTATTTTAAGAATACTCTCAATATAATTTAGCATAGTTTCATAGTACTCAATTTTGAGACATACACTTGATAGTGATTCATCAGCATCCAGATACTTTTGTAAAGTATCTTTATCTCTTATCTTTTTAGGAAAAGGATTTTCTATATAAACATCAGGATCTGCTTTTCCAGTAAAATATTCATATCTTTCATGTCGAATATTTTTTCTTTGTTGCTCTGCTTTCTTTTTTAAAAGATTTATTGTATTATATAATTCAAAATATTTTGCGTGAAGAGCAGGAATGTTCAGAGATTCTGTGTGTAAATTGTCTGGATCAATGACTGCATCCTTTTCCCACATTTTTTGAATAGTATCAAGATCAAAACTCATAAAGGAGTGCCAGATAAAGTTGTAATATTATAAGAAGTATACTTGAAACTTACGTCTGCTGTAAAGTATTGAATGTCGGTATCTGTAGCATCAAATGTTAAAGTTGTCAATGAATATGGAAACAAGTCTTTAAAGTTAACGTTGAAATTTGCAACTAAGTTGCTATTTAAAACTTGAAGTGTGCCGTCAGAGTAAATGTTTTGTTTATCTTGTACGTATCTACCTTGTGTTAAACCTTCTGCTTCTAAGTCTCTAAATTCTTGAACACTTTCTGGATATCCTAATCCACGAATCCAGTTTTGAATTTCCATGAAGTTTTCAAGATTTTCATCCACTAAAAATCTTAAACTTAAATCTCCAAATTCTATTTTATCACCTGGAGTTGGAATATCTCTCAGATAGTTTGGTTGTGAAGCAACACCTAAAAATAAATCAGGTATGTTTGCTTGATTACAGAAAAATGCTACTTTAGGACTTCTGTTTAAAACAAACTTAAATCCTGTTGGTGATAGAAAATTTCTATTTTCAATTTGAGACGCTCTAGCCATCTTTTTTTAAATATTTAGATAAAAAAAGAGGGTCCGAAGACCCTCTGAACGAATCTTGTGAATCCTTTGGATCACATGAGGTTCTTAACAGCAACTCTTCTGTAGTAGCGGTTGCTATTGAGAAGGAGTCTACCAAGACCTTGATCGGTACCCTCAGCGAATGGGTTTGCAACCATTCCGTAACGGGTCTTAAATCCGATTTTTGGCTGGAAGCTGTTCTCACCAACGGCACGTACCATTTGGAGAGGAACATATGGGCAATAGAAGAGACCAGCGTCATAAGGTGAAGAACCTTTATAACCAACAACATAGTACTGGTTGCCTGGTGCTGCGTTAGCAGAGGTCAGGTTAGCAGCATATGGGTCGATGTAGACGCGGAATTTGCCCATCAGAGTACCAGCAAAAGTGTTGCCGGTATCATCAACAGTCAGATTAGCGTTGAGTGCTGGGGTGTAGTCCAGAACGCCTGCCATGGTTAGAGCTGAAGCAACGTCTGCAGAGCAGATGATGGTG